TATTCCCGGGAAGATTTCCTGAATGATGCATCCCAGGAAGAATGGGATGAATGGGAACAAAAGGCAGCAGAACTTGAGTTGCCTTTAGATTACTATCTTGCGGAGTTTGTATAAGAATTCTTGTGCCAGTTGAGCAAGTGGCACAAGGGGGGTTGCGAAATCCCCCGATCCGTTCTACATTACATTTGTTCCTGAGAGATTTCAATGTTTGATGAACTCTGGTCTGAGATTCAAGATGCTCCTGGTGAAATCTTTGACCTTGACATTCCTGAACTGAAAGATGAAAAGTTTGATGTCAATGAGTACCTGAACGCAAACTACGATTACTGATGAACTATCTCACTCCCGACGATCTTAACAATCTCATTCGTTTGGTTGAAGATAACAACCAGTACAATGATGATGAGGATAAAGAGTTTTGGAATGACATTCTCATTCGTCTGAATCAAACTTCCCGTCACTGTCTTGATGAGTTCTGAAATGACCCTTACTTCCCAACAACTTGACCAACTGATTGACAACTACGCCGAGCGTATTGTTGATGAGATGGACACCAAATGTTTGATTCAATTTGCGTATGATACCATTGTGGAAAATCTATCTCACTTGAATGAGGAAGATGTTCTCAATGAGATCGCCAATGTGTACGATGAAGATGTGATTCAAGAACTGGTGGAGAGTGTGACGGTTGAGTAAGTGGCACAAGGGGGGTTGCGATGCCCCCCAATCCATGTAATACTAACAGTATGAAAAACACCCACCTTGAGCACCCCGAAGATTCTATCCTGACGGGTGACCTTACTGTTCTGGATTGGTTTACTGCCCGTGGCAATCTGAGTGTAAAGATTGACGGGGCACCTGCTATTGTTTGGGGTATTAATCCTGCCAACGGTGAATTCTTCGTTGGCACCAAAGCAGTCTTTAACAAAGTAAAGATTCGGATCGCACATTCGCATGATGAGATCAATCAATTCTATCAAGGCGAAGTTGCAAACATTCTTCACGCTTGTTTTGATTGGTTGCCTCATTCAGACGGTATCTTTCAAGGTGATTTTATTGGTTTCGGTGGTGACACTGAGTATACTCCTAACACGATCACTTATCAGTTCCCTGAGGTAGTTTATGAGAAGATCATTGTTGCTCCTCATACTTACTACATTGCCGACAAAGATCTTCGTGATGCTGTAACGTATCCGATGAAGTTTATCATCACCGATACTCCCTATGTGAAATTTGTGAAACCTGAAGCATACATTCAGCATGGGCAAGAATCGTTTGCTGATGTAGAAGAGATCTGTGACTTTGCCCGTCAAATGTCTACTGCCTGTGAGTTCGTAACTGATAAGGAAGCGGCAAAGATCAAACAACAGATCAACGCCTGCATTCGTGCTGGTGAAGAAGTCAACCCTGAGAACTTTGATTGTGATGCTAACCTGCTGCGTTTGTGGGCATTGGTGAAGTCGATCAAAGATGATTGTTTGTTCCTCTGCCGCAATCAAGGTCCTGCAGCATACCTGTACGGCAACAGAATTGATGCTGAGGGTTATGTTCTCTCCAATGAGTTTGGTACATTCAAGTTGGTGAATCGTGAGGTCTTTTCTAATGCTAACTTCAACAACCAACGCTTTCAGTGTGCCAGTTGAGAAGGTGGCACACACCCTGTTGATTTGACCCGCAGGGGGTGCCATACTATGTTCATCGGGGGAAGGAAACGAACCCCACACACTTACAACGGGCAATCAAGTCCGAGGAGTCTAAAATGTCTACACTGAATCAATTCTTCATTGATTGCCTGGATCTCAAGTATGCCAGCAATTCTCAAGACAATTCGTATCACGAACAGCAGGTAGAAGATCTGCTGAAAAAGTATAACCTGGAATATGAATATCAACCGAATGGTATTCAGAACTCTCCTGACTTCCGTGTGCATCACAACGGCAAAACTTACGACATTGAGTGTAAGTCCAGCAAGCAGGCATATCCTACCTACAATGGCGGATTGCCGAAGGAAGGTGTTATCTACGTGTTCAGCAGCAAAAAGTATAACGAAACCACGGTGTTCTTTGCTGATGATGTGGTGAGCAAAGAAAAGCGCGATCTGTATAACAAACTCATCGCTGAGTTGAATGTTACTCTGAAGCAGTATCAGGCACTCAATGAGTGGAAGGAAGATGAGCGTGGGTTTGACTTCTACATTCGCAACATGTTCACTCAATCGGGTGGCAAAGATAAGACCGATTACTTCACTCATTCCCGCCGTGGTTACTGTGAAGATCGTGTCGTAAACTATGCCTTCTGATGTTCACAAACAAATGGATTATTGCGGTTGTTTTGGTAACAGTATTCTGGCAGCCGCTCCAACCGATCCGCCATATGACAGCTGATGCACTGGCACTTGCTGCCACGTGGATCCGCGACTGACCCTGTAGAATTACTGCATACCAAACGACCCCAACCCATGCGGAAGATCGAACGCCTGATGAACGCTGCAATCAAAGCAAGCGAAGATTTCAAACTTGATAACACTGAGGTGATCGCATGTTCTAATGTTTCTGATGTCTACCTGCACGGTCATTTGATTGCCCGAATTGGTGAAACCTGGATTGAATTGTTTGATGGTGGATATCAAACCAAAACCACAAAGTCCCGCCTGAATGCTATTCTGAAAGAATTCGGAATCACTGGTGAATGTGTCTTTCAGAAGAACTTTCAGTGGTTCGTTAACTACAACGGTTCACCCATTCCGTTCTTCTCTGGGATGCGTCTGGCATAGGTTTTATAGAGAATGGGATGCGCTCTAAAGACACCCCAACTCAAATCACACTGTTTTACATTTTATCATGACCTTTGATCTTGCCACTGCTCTGCTGAATCGTGCTGGTAATGGTAACGAACTGATGGCAATTCTTGACTCTATCGCTGCCGACAATGAACAGGGAATTGTAACCGATACCGATGGCACCCCGTTGATTTGGTGACAGTTGTAGAGGTGTCCACTCTTCTCCCCGTGAGCACCTTTTTTGTGCAATACTAAAAGAGTCAAAGAAAGGCAACTCAAATGTCCGTGATCAAAGCATTCTCCATTGACGGCAAGATGATCAACAAGAGCACTGAAACTGGCAAGTGGTGGGTGTCTGAAATGGAGAATGATTGCTTCCGTGGTGCTATTGCTTCTCTCTACGATTTCGTGGTTGAGACTAATGCTAACTGCGACAGTGCCTATGATTGGGTTTGTGATCAGTGCGGAATTGATACATTCGTTGCCGACACTTGGGCATGGGATTGTTTCTATTCGGTCTTTGATTCGGCACGTGACTGAGTTACACTAAACCACACACATTCCTCATTCGTTATCATGGCACTCTACAACATCGCATCCGATCTTAACACCCACCAGACCGTATGGGTGAGCACCAACGTTGCTAAGGGTCGCCCGCAACTTAACAGTCACCGTGAAGGTAACGCAGGTCGTTCACTCAATCGTGCGGGCATTGATGGTTTCCCTGCCTGGGAGATTGCGGGTCTTCATTGTAACTTTGTGCCCCGTGCCATTCGTTCGTGAACACCAGCGCCCCGCCGTTCCGCCGCGTCGGGGGGCGCCCCCGTTATAAAAACCATGGGTCCCCCTAACCTACAAAGTGTTACGGACGCGAGTATAATATACTGTGCTATATAAATCTAAAAAGAAGATTCATATACACGAAATGAGAAAAAATTCCGGAGAAAATTTTCAGTCTGTACAAGTCGATCCAATCACGGGCGACTATTACATTGTAATTCCTGAGTGGATTACAAACGATCTTTCATGGTACGAAGATACACAAGTTCGCCTATCAATTGAGGGTGGAGATCTCGTAATAACCGAAACTGAGGGTGATTGACAATCTCTACATAATACTGTATGATCATTGATGTAAACGCATTCTATTATGGCTAAAGGATTTACCGTAAAAGCAAAAACGCCGACTGCCTCAGAACCAGAGTGGGACTACAATCTTGCCCGTGAAATGGTAAAGGGTAAGACAATTGTGTTCTGTCTACCTGGAAGAGGAGTCTCATATACTTACTTAAAGAATTTTGTTCAACTTTGTTTTGATCTGGTACAGGCAGGAGCAAGTATTCAGATCTCACAAGACTACTCATCAATGGTGAACTTTGCCCGTTGTAAGTGTCT